GCGACTGGATGCGCCTCCTGCGCCTCCGGGATTCAAGCACCGTTGGATTCGCGCCGAGGCTGGCGGGGTCGAAGATCGCACGAACATTTCCGGCAAGCTCCGCGAGGGGTATGAGCTGGTTCGTGGCGATGAGTACCCTGACTACCACGTGCCCACGGTTGAGGATGGCCGACATGCTGGCGTGATCAGCGTGGGAGGTCTTCTGCTTGCACGTATCCCCGAGGAAACCGTGACTGAGCGCAACGCATATTACCTGGACAGAGCGAACGACCAATTGCAGGCAGCTGACAATGAGTTGATGAAGGCCAATGCCCACCACAACATGGTCATTGATCGTCCGACTCGTCGCTCCCGCGTTTCATTCGGCGGCTCTAACAAGGGCTGACGAGTCATCTTTTTGAAGGAAACATCAAATGGCAAACGTAAATAAGCCCTTTGGTCTGCGTCCTCTCGGCAATCTGTCCGCTACTGGTGCTCAAAAGCAGTACGGCTACGAGATTGCTGATAACCAGGCTGGGGCGATCTACCAGGGTGACCTGGTGACCATTGACAATGGTTACCTGGTCAAGTTCAACAACACGGATCATTCCGTGGCTGTGGGCGTTTTCAACGGCTGCAACTACATCGATCCGAGCACGGGCAAGCCCACCTGGAAGAACTTCTATCCGGGTTCCGTCAACATCACCGCTGGCAAGATCATTGCCGACGTGATTGACGATCCCAATCAGCTGTTCATCATCCAGAGCGCTGGCACCCCCACCCAGGCCAACTTCGGCACTAACGCGGACATCACTGCCTCCACCACTGGCAGCACCACCACTGGCGTGTCTAACATGACCATGAGTGGCACGTTCACGGAAGCCGCCGCTGCCAACCTGAAGGCCGTCGGCCTGTGGAACGTACCGGGCAACGAGCTGGGGCAGTACGCCGTTCTCGTTGTGAAAATCAACGAGCACATGTACGGCAGCACTGGCACGCCGGGCTTTAGCACCTAAGGAGATCAATCATGGCAATTTCACGTGCACAACTGGTGAAAGAGCTTGAGCCTGGTCTCAATGCTCTGTTCGGCCTGGAGTACAAAAACTACGAGCAAGAACACACTCAGATTTACTCGATCGAGACTTCTGACCGTGCGTTCGAAGAGGAAGTGATGGAATCGGGCTTCGGCGAGGCTCCGGTGAAGACTGAAGGCGCTGGTGTCGGCTACGACCAGGCGCAAGAGGTGTACACCGCTCGCTACACCCACGAAACCATCGCCCTGGCGTTCTCGCTGACCGAAGAAGCCGTGGAGGACAACCTCTACGACCGCCTGTCGGCCCGCTACACCAAGGCCCTGGCTCGTTCGATGGCTCAAACCAAGCAGATCAAGGCGGCATCCGTTCTGAACGGCGCTTTCACCACCTCCATCGGTGGCGACGGCGTTGCCCTGTGCGCGACCAACCACCCCACTCTGGGCGGCCCCAACCTGTCGAACACTCTGGCAACCCCCGCTGACCTGTCCGAGACCTCTCTGGAACAGGCCCTGATCGACATTGCAGCGTTCACCGACGAACGTGGCCTGAAGATCGCGGTTCAAGGTCTGAAACTCATCATCCCGAAAGAGCTGATGTTCACGGCCGACCGCATTCTGAAGTCCACCCTGCGTGTTGGCACTGCGGACAACGACATCAACGCGATCAAGAACATGGGCATGGTGCCGCAAGGCTACACCGTGAACCACTTCCTGACCGATCCGGACGCCTGGTTCATCAAGACCGACGCTCCCAACGGCATGAAGATGTTCGAGCGCGTGTCGATGAAGACGGCTTTCGAAGGCGACTTCGACACCGGCAACGTCCGCTACAAGGCTCGCGAGCGCTACAGCTTCGGCTTCAGCGATCCGCGTGGCATGTTCGGCTCTCCTGGCGCGTAAGCGAAAGGTACCGATGAAAAAGGGGCTTCGGCCCCTTTTTCTTTTTCCAAAGATCGGTTATATTGGCACCATCCCGGGGTTCCCGGTACATCTGACGGTCCCGGCCGACGACATGCAGACAGATGTGCCCCAACTTGCATGTGAGGACCAACATGGCACGCACTACTTTCTCCGGCCCGGTCGCATCGACCAACGGCTTCATCCCCGGTGTTGGCGCAACCATCACCGATGTCTTGACCGCCACGGCCACCATCGATTTCCCCAGTATTACCGCAGCCAGCACGTCTGACTCCACCGGCATTACCGTTACTGGTGCGGCCGTTGGCGACGCTGTCTTTGTCGGTACCCCGGCTACCATCGAAGCAGGCCTGGTTGTTACCGGCTACGTTTCTGCGACCAACACGGTCAAGGTGCGTGCCGCCAACGTCACCGCCCTGGCCATCAATCCGGCATCCGGCGCGTTCAAGGTTGTGGTCATCAAGACCGCCTGATAAGGAGGCCGTATGAGCGCCAGTAACATCTCAACCGTCTATAAGACGGCTACAGGGCAGGCGATCAACGGCCGCAACCGCATGTGTGGGCTGTACTTCACACATAACGGGGCCGGTCCGTCGACGATCCAGTTCTATGACGGGGACGCGGACACCGATCCTTTGATCTTGACGCTGTCTTCTACCACCGTCGCTGACTCGCAAAACTTTGTGATTCCGGACCAGGGCATCCTTTTCAAGGACGGCGTTTACGTCAAGTTTGGGGCCACCATTACCAGCGTCACCATCTTGTTTGAAGGCGGAGCGGCTGCGTGATGGCTTCTAAGGGCATGGGCATCAAAACCTCCGTGAAGTCGGGAAATTTCCGACCCACGAAGGAGGGTGCCGGCATGACCAAAAAAGGCGTTGCAGCGTACCGTAAAGCCAATCCAGGAAGTAAACTGAAGACGGCGGTGACTGCCAAGTCCCCGTCGCCTGCAGAAGCAAAGCGTCGGGCTTCCTACTGCGCGCGTTCTGAGGGCCAGATGAAGGATTTCCCTGATGCTGCCAAGGACCCAAACAGCAGGTTGCGCCAGGCCCGAAAGCGATGGAGGTGCTGAGGCGTGGAAATGATGGTATGGAACATTGTTCTGACGGCTCTAGTGGGTGTCATGGGGTTCTTGCTCAAGGCTAAGGTGGATGAACTAAATCGCCTTGGCATCTTGCTCAATCGAACCCGTGAGGAAGTTGCTCGCGACCATGTCACCCGCAAAGAAGTGGATGACCGGTTCGACAAGTTCCTGGCCCACGTCGATCAGCGATTCAACAGGCTTGAGCAAAAGCTCGACGAATTCAGAAAGGGGCATTAACATGGCAACGAAGAAGATCAAGGAATATGGTGGCAAAGAGGTCTATGCCTCCAAGTCCGCCATGATGAAGCACGAGAAGAAGGAGACTCCTGCCTTTGAAAAGCGGGAGTTTGGTATGAAAAAGGGCGGCGCGGTCAAGATTGGTCGCGCTGTCAAACGTAAAACGGCCGACGTTAAGGGCCGTGCAATGAAGAAAGGGGCCTGATCATGGCTGGAAAAGGTATGGGTTGTGCAATGCGTGGCGGTGGTGCCGTTGAATCCGGTCCCCGTAATCGCATGGTGTCGGAGACCAGCAAAAAAACTGGGCCGGCAATGATGAAAAAAGGCGGTGCTGTGAACCAGCACAAGCGCATGGCCATGGGCAAGGCCGTCAAAGGCTACAAAAAAGGCGGCGCGTGCTAAATGGCCACATCGGGCACCACGACGTTCAACCTGTCGATTGACGACCTGGTTGAGGAAGCATTTGAACGATGCGGCATGCGGCCGCAGAGCGGTTATCAGCTCTCGTCCGCGCGTCGCTCGCTCAATCTGCTGTTCCTCGACTGGGCCAATCGCGGGCTGAACCTGTGGACGATCGAGCAGGCTACGTTCGCATTGACCCAAGGGGTCAACGAGATCACGTTGCCCAGCGACACCGTCAATGTGCTCGAAGCCATCATTCGCCAAAATAACCAAGGCATCAACACCGATGTCTACATTGAGCGCATCAGTCGAGAGGACTGGCTCAATGTGCCCAACAAAACCTCTCAGGCGCGCCCAGCACAGTTTTATGTGCAGCGCACCGACAGTCCCAAAGTTTTCTTCTACCCAGCGGCAGATCAAAACTACACCTTCGTGTATTACCGCATCCGACGGATTCAAGATGCGGGCGACTACACCAACGACGCCGATGTCAATTTCCGATTCCTCCCCTGCCTGGCCTCTGGCCTGGCCTATTACCTGTCGTTGAAGTTTGCGCCTGAGCGTGCAGCGGCCTTGAAGGCCATCTACGACGAGGATTTCACCCGGGCGGCATTGGAGGATAGAGACACGGCCAGTGTGCAGTTCGTGCCTGACCTAGGGGTCTGACATGGCCACTGCATCAGGCAAATACTCCCTTGCGCTCTGCGACTTCTGTGGTCAGCGCTACCCCTACAATGTCCTGCGAAAGCAGTGGCAGGGGTTCATGGTTTGTCCTGATGACTACGAGCCAAAAGAGCCCCAGCTAGAACCGCTACGATACCGTGGCGATGCGATCGCCCTGCGTGATCCCAGACCCGATCGCATTGAACCGGTGTCCGTGTACGTGGGCGCACCAGGCTTCACCGCCTTCCAAAGCTACGGCAGCGCCCGTGGCACCAACGACATGCGCCCCTACCTTGAGGGGCAGCCGCTCGTTGCACAGGGCGTCGTCGGATCAGTGACTGTGAGCATCTCATGACCTACGACGAACTTGTCACCAACATTCGAAACTACACCGAGGTGGGCGACAACGTCTTCACCGAGCCGGTGATCAACACGTTCATCACCATGGCGGAGAACCAGATTCTTCGCGAGATTGACCTGGACGTGTTCAAGCTCGAAGCGACGGGCAACTTGTCGGCGAACAACCGCTTTTTGAGCATCCCCAACGGCATGCTCACGCATCGCTACATGCTGATCACGCCCGCGTCCGGCGACCAGGTCTTCCTGGATTTCCGAGACACCTCTTTCATGAAAGAGTACTGGCCTGACAGCACCGCCACTGGCGTGCCCAAGTACTATTCCGTGTGGGATCAGAACACCTTCTACGTGGCCCCAACGCCAAGCGATGCCTACACTGTGGAGCTGGGCTACATTTACCGCCCTCCACAGCTGTCATCCACCAACCCCACCACCTGGATCAGCATCAACGCGCCAGAAGCCCTGCTGTACGCCTGTTTGATCCAGGCATACAGCTACACTAAGGGACCTTCGGACATGATGCTGTACTTCCGTCAGTCCTACAAAGAGGCTGTCCAAGGCCTGGGTGTGGAGCAGCAGGGTCGCCGTCGTCGCGATGAGTATCGTGACGGCATGATGAGGGTGCAACTCAAATCGGAGTCTCCTGGCCCATGATCACCGTCTCATCGCCCGCGCTGGTTGGCAGCGTCCAAGTCCAGACCACCTCAAACCGGGGATGGTCAGTGGAAGAACTCGCCCAGCGCGCCGCCGACAAGATCATCTACGTGGGAGACCAGTCCCATCCGGCCGTACAGGCCCAAGCCAGGGCCTTCAAAGAGGCCGTCAAGGGGGTGGTGACCTTCTACCTGCAGGAAGCGGTCCAGCAGGACCGTTTGACGCTGGCACACCGCCTTCGTGAGGCCGGCTACCCCGACCTCGTACACCTTCTGGAGGCGTGATCATGGCGTTTTCCGGAAACTACCTCTGCACCAGCTTCAAGGTCCAACTGCTCCAGGCAGTCCACAACTTCACTTTGGGCACTGGCAGCACCTTCAAGCTGGCTTTGTACGGTGAAAACGCCACATTCAATGCGTCCACCACCGCCTACACCACCACTGATGAGGTGCCGGCGTCTGGCACTTATGCAGCCGGCGGCGGTGCGTTGACCAACGTGACCCCAACCAGCTCTGGAACGACAGCACTGACAGACTTTGCTGACGTGTCGTTCACGAGCGCAACCATCACAGCCTATGGCGCGTTGATCTACAACGATTCGGCGGCTGGAAACCCGGCAGTG